AAGCCGTTATGGGGACACGTTTAGTGCCTGACTATCAAGGCATCGACCAGAGCAAGCTAGTCCCACTATTGGTAGCAACCATTCAAGAACTTGAAGCACGAATCACACAACTGGAGAACAACTAATGCAATGGCAAGTATCAAGCATGGAAAGAACCCTAAACGACTCAGAAAGTGGTTTAGAGGGGGTGGTCAACGTACTGCACTGGCAGGTAACAGATTCAGATGGTGAGCATCATGGCCGATGCTACGGCACTGTTGGCTTAGCTGCCCCTGGCGACTCGTTCACCCCCTACGCCGACGTCACCGAAACTGAAGCAATCGGTTGGTGCAAGGCGGCACTTGGTGATGACCAAGTGGCGGCTTACGAAGAATCTGTCGCAAACCAAATTGCGTTAGAGAAAAACCCTGTAACTGGAACTGGAGTACCGTGGTAATGGAAGACCTCAACAACGCACAGCCGACGATCACAATCGATGACGAGACCTATCTGCTAGAAGACTTGCACGTTGAAGCGCAGGCGATGGTTGCTCGCATCCAGGCTTTACGTTCGCAGCAGCAACAGCTGCAGATGCAGCTGATCGAAAACGAGCGCGCCATTAACGGCTGGGCTGCAGACATCAAGGACTCGATCCAGATCGTTGAGAACGACGAAGAGGTTGTCCAGTAATGGATCTTGGCACGGCGCTGACCGTTGTTACTTCCATAATCTCTGTCGCTAGTCTGATCGCTGCCAGCACAAAGACTAAGGTGGACGATGAATGGATAGGCAAGCTGTACCCCATAATAGATTTGTTAGCACTGAACATTGGCCACGCCAAAAGCAAGGGTGACGAATGACGCCCACAGAGCGAGCCATCGCAAACCTAGAGGCGCATGAGCGCGAGTGCGCGGCTCGCTATGAAGAGATCAACCGCCGCTTGGAATCAGGCGGCAAAAAGATGGATCGGCTGGAATTGATGCTCTGGGGTATGTACCCCGTCATTTTCGGGACGGTCATCGCAACGAAGTTTTTGATTTAGGAGGCCCGTATGAGTGAGGGCAACATTTCTCTTCCGCAGTGGAGTCTAGGATTGGCAGCTGGCGCGGTATCGCTGGCCGTTGCTTGGGGGGTTTTGCAGTCAAACGTAGCCCACGCCACGGAGCAGCGCGAACGCATTGAGCAAGTCGCCAAGGAGGCTATCGAGAACAGCCAAAAAAACGGGCAAGCGATAGCGGTGACGGACGCCAAGCTGGAAGCGATTGTCGCGAGCCTAGAGAAGCAAGAGCAGATCAGCGCGAAAACAAACGAGCAGATCAGTGTGTTGGTGCAGGCGCTTCTGAAGTCCCAAGACTAAGTTATGACCCTGCACGCCCTAATCTCTACTGCGATCTTCGTGAGTACAAAATGCTCGCGGAGATCCACCCGCCCGCAAAGCGGAAGGCGGTAGCGATGGATTGGCTGTCGTTTAACTTTCAGCGATGCAGCTTCGGCGCAAAGGTGTTTGTGCAGAACCAAGGCCCGCTGACTTTAGGCACAGCCTGGGACAGTGAGGTCTACCAGTTGACCATCGACTTGCAGGCGCAGCAAGAGCGGGCCACGCAGGCTATCCGTAAAAAGAAGGTGCTGTAGTGGGCGAGACGATGCTCATTTTTATGATGGTCTGCGCCGAGAAGGGGAATCTGGAGAAGCCGATTGCTAACGAGGCGTTTCAGACGCTCACTGGATGCTTGGATTATGCGGTCAGTTTGAACTGTCAGAGCGTGTACAAAATGAACGGAGTTTGCGTGCAGGGGCAGAACAGATTTTACGAGTGCCACTGCAGACCTAGAACGATAAGGCGCAGCGAGGCTGGGGCTACGATCTTGTTTCGCGACCCCGAAACAGAGACCGAAGACTAGTGGCGCTGCTTGGCACGCTGCTGGGGCCAGTAACAGACCTGGTCGGCGGGGTATTAAAAAACCGCCAAGAAATTGGTAAAGCCAAACAGGCCGCAAAGCTAGAGCAGATAAAAAGCGGCGCTGATTGGGAGGCCAAGATGGCCGCCGCGAGCGGGGCCAGTTGGAAGGACGAGTTTTGGACGGTAGTCCTGGCGGTGCCGGTTTTTATGGTTGGCTACGCCATTGCGATGAATGACACGTCGGTGATTGAGCGTGTCGAGTTAGGTTTTGAGGCACTGAACAGTTTGCCTGAGTGGTATCAGTACCTCTTGTTTTTGGCAGTAAGTGCCAGCTTTGGAATCAGAGGCGTCGATAAATTAATGAGCTTGCGAAAATGAGCAACAAGTTAATCAACATGCTAAAGCGCCATGAGGGCGTGCGGTCGAAGGTCTATACCTGCACCGCAGGCTACGAAACGATTGGCGTCGGCCGAAATATATCTGCCACTGGGTTAGGCCTTGATGAAGACGAGATTGATTTTTTGTTGATCAACGACATCACCCGCGTCCGGCATGAGCTAAACCGAACCTTCTCTTGGTTCGACCGACTTGACAACGTCCGCAAGGATGCACTTATAGACATCGCCTTTAACCTGGGCCTGACCGTGCTTTGCAAGTTCGAGAAAAGCCTAGAGTACATGGCGTCTGGCGACTACATGCTGGCAGCTGACGAGTTCTTGGATAGCCGTTGGGCGAAGCAGGTAGGCAACCGCGCCGTAGAAGTGACCGATATGATCCGCACTGGAGAGTACCAAGATGCCGCTGCTTAGCTTAGCCATACCACCTGGCGTGCAGAAAAACGGCACCGCGCTGCAACAGGCGAACGCCTGGAGCGACAGCAACCTGGTGCGCTGGTACGAGGGCGCTATGCAGCCGGTAGGCGGCTGGCGGGCACGCACCACCAGCGCCATGACCGGCGTCTGCCGCGCCATGACGGCCTGGCTTGATAACAGCGGCAACCGGCGCACTGCGGCTGGCACGCACAGCAAGCTGTATTTTATCAACACAGACTCAACGATTGTAGACATCACACCGTCTGGCTTTACAGCTGGCAGCGCAGACGCGGTACAGAACCTTGGCTATGGCGGCCTGACTTGGAATAGTTTTACGTGGAACACGCCGCGCCCAGACCGAGGCACATACACACCAGCCACCACATGGAGCCTAGACACATTTGGCGAGTACCTGATCGCCTGCGCCACGTCAGACGGGAAGATTTACCAGTGGGCCAATAACACCGCGTCAGCAGCTGCGCTGCTCAGCAACGCGCCGGTAGATAACACCGCAATTGTGGTGACGCCAGAGCGTTTTGTATTTGCGTTAGGCGCTGGCGGTGTAGGCAACAAGGTCGCGTTTAGCGACCAAGAAGACACAAACACATGGACGCCTGCGGCAACGAACCAGGCAGGCAGCTTTACCCTGGCCACTAACGGCAACCTGGTGGCAGGCCGCCGGATGCGCGGCGAGACGCTGTTACTGACAGATATTGACGCGCACGTTGCTCGATACCAAGGCCCGCCGTTTGTTTATGGCTTCAGCCAGGTAGGCACAGGCTGTGGCGTGATCAGCGCCGGCGCTTGCGTCGTTGCAGACCAAGCCGCGTATTGGATGGGCAACAACGGATTCTTTGTCTACGACGGCAGGGTGCAGCCGCTGCGGTCAGCTGTGGGCGACTTTATTTTTGAGCATCTAAACCAAAGCCAGCGCAGCAAAGTGGTTGGCGTGCTCAACTCGCAGTTTTCTGAGGTGATTTGGTTCTACCCATCTGAAGGGTCAAACGAGAACGACTCTTACGTTTCTTACAACTATATGGAAGGCCACTGGCAGGTAGGCACCCTGGCGCGCACTGCAGGGTTTGATACTGGCACCTTTGTCTATCCAAATTACGCCACCTCTGACGGCTACATTTATGAGCATGAGGTGGGCTACACATATGACGACGACAGCGTCGTCTTTGCCGAGACCGGCCCTATCCAGTTGGGTGCCGGCGACCGTTTGGTAGTTGCACGTTCCTTGATACCAGACGAAAAAACTGCGGGCGATGTGACGGCAACATTTAAGACCCGCCTCTATCCGAATGCGTCAGAGTCGAGCTTTGGCCCGTTCACTATGGCAAACCCGACCGACGTGCGTTTCCAAGGCCGGCAGGTGCAGATG